ATCATAGTGATTTATAATACCTTTTACATCATAATACAGTATTGCTTGAGATGGACATGTATAATAATATAGTATACCTTTTTTTTCTGTCATTTTTTTTAATGAATGGCTAGAAGGTAGTAATTTACATATCTGACATACATATGACATTATTAGATAGATAATATTTTTATTTAACAATGCTGATTTAAATAAAATTCAATTTAAAACAATATTATTTCATAAGACTTCGAAGTTCGACAATTTGTTCTTCTAACAAAGTAACTCGATTTGTTAGTATTTCTATTTGAGACTCTAAGGAATTAGTTGGCTTCAATCTGGCAAAAATAGAATTTGTTATTGGTGGTTCTTCAAATGAGATAGTCTTTTTCTCCCTCTCTTTTTCCTTTTCTTCCATTCCATTTAATTCTTGTTTCTCCACTTTTACCGATGTGCTAACCGGCGACAACCAATCGCTAGACTGAGGTGAACCAATGTTTGAAATGTCAAAGTTTCGTTGAGCCATAGTTTGTGCAATTAATTCTTCCATGTTAGCAATCGGTTTATCTAACATTTTGGAATCTTCAAAGATAGGTGGTGTTGGTTTCTTAAGTGTAATAGCCGATTCAAATTCTTGTCGCTTTTGATTGAGTTGTTTGTCAAAAAAATCAAGACGTTCGGCTTTTAAATCTTCGTTACGATAAGACGAAGGAGACTGTAAAGACGAAGTAGGCAATGATTGCTGTAAAGACGAAGGAGATTGTAAAGATGCCGAAGTATGCATCGACGACTGTAAAGACGAAGACGGTTGCGACTGTAAAGAATGAGAAATCATTCGTTTTAGAAATTGTTGGTTTAGTTCTAACAAACTAACATTTGACACAGAAGAAGAATTTAAATGAGTATTCCGAAACACATTAATCTCTTGAATAATTTGGTTCACATCTCCTTGATTTTTGTTAGGTTTATCATCTAACAAAATTTCCACCAACATATCCACATTTTCTCTCGACAAAAAAGAATTCATACTATTATTATAGTTTGAATATATATTTTTATATTAGAACAAATAATATAAACCAATCAACATATATATAAATTATATGAAAGTTGCCTTTATTACTGGAATCACCGGACAAGATGGATCTTATCTAACCGAACTTTTAATTGAAAAACAGTATCATGTATGGGGAATGATTCGTCGATCTTCTAACATTGGCACCCAAAGAATTGAACACATATTTAATAATCCATCATTGCATTTACGATATGGAGATCTAAGTGATTCGGTGAATATTATGAATATATTGAATGAAATTTCCAAATCATTTCCCAACTTGGAACGCCTCGAAGTATACAATTTGGGAGCAATGAGCCATGTGAAAATCTCTTTTGATATGCCAGAATACGTGGCCGATGTGGACGGTATTGGAGTATTGCGTTTGTTAGAAGCATTGAGAAATAGCAGTATCTCTCTGGATAAAATTCGATTCTATCAAGCATCTACCTCCGAAATGTATGGCAAAGTGGTAGAAACTCCACAAAGAGAAACTACCCCCTTTTATCCAAGGTCACCCTATGGTGTTGCTAAATTGTATGGTCATTGGATAACCAAAAATTATCGTGAAGCATATGGAATGTTTGCTTGTTCGGGTATCTTATTCAATCACGAAAGCCCAAGAAGAGGTCACAATTTTGTTACACGTAAAATCACATTAGCACTCGGCAATATTGTAAGGGGGACCCAAGACATACTTATTTTGGGAAATCTGGATTCACTTCGTGATTGGGGGCATTCAAAAGATTATGTGAAGGGAATGTGGTTAATGCTCCAATGCAATGAACCACAAGATTATGTGTTGTCTACGAATGAATATCATAGTGTGAGGGAGTTTGTAGAAAAGGCATTTTTATTGAAAGGGTTTGATATTCATTGGCGAGGCGAAGGATTGAATGAAGTTGGATACGATGTAAACACGGGTAGAGAACTTATTTTTGTATCGGAGAATTATTTTAGATTGGCGGAAGTGGATGAATTGCTAGGAGATTCTTCCAAAGTAAGGTCCGAACTAGGATGGACAACGGAATGCACATTTGATGAATTAGTTCAAGAAATGGTAGAAGCCGATTGTTCATTGTAATAGTTCATGATAATCATCATATCCATTTGCATATTAAAATTATTTATGTAGATTGAATCCATTTAAATACTTTACCAAAGATTGATTATGATTGACCATTTTTTTAACCATTTTGTAACAAAAGATATTTTCATAACAAATAAAGATGAAAATAATAAAGTTGCTGTTATTGTTGAGCCAAGAAAACACAAACATTTAATTGGCGTTATCAAGAATGTAATGAGTTTATTAGAAAACGATTGGAATTTGCATATTTTTGGAAGCGATCATAACGAAGAACATATTAAAACTAATTTAAAAGGAAATTATACATTTACTAATTTAAATATATTGGATTTGAATCAAACTTCTTATAGTTTATTGCTACAAAGTTTATCTTTTTGGGAATCTATCAATGAAGAAAACATTTTAATATTCCAAGTAGATTCTTTTATAAATAATAAAAATTATACCATTCCAATGGAATACGGATTTATAGGTGCACTTTATCAATATGGATTTTTTATAGAGAATACATTTATTGAGACAACAGCCGGCATAAATAATAATAATCTTTACAATTTAGGTGGAGGATTTTCATTTCGACGTAAATCTATTATGATTCAATGTATTAAAAATGTATCTTTAAAAGATATCATTCAATATAGAAAAAAGCATGGTCTACCAATAATTTATTTTGTAGATAAATATGTTATTATGGAAGACATATTTTTTTGTAATGCCATATCCATTCTACAATATACACATCCGTCGATCGAAATATGCAATGCATTTTGTAGTCAAGATATTATAAATTATGAATCGTTTGGAGTTCATGGGTTTGATAAAGAATATTCCAATATAGATAATCGATTTATTTTACAATCATTTGCCAGACATACCAATATATAATATATAATTATATTATGACATTTATTCGTAATTATAATGGGGCAATGCAGATATTAGCTGAAATTGGTACTGGTAGTTGTAAAGGCAGTTGCAAGACAGTATGGATGCGTAATATAAAATATGCAGTGAAATCAAAGACAAACCCTTTACAATTAACAAAGTCTCAGCGTAAAAGTATGACTGCAAAAATAAATAATTTATCCAGCAAACGACCAATTGCAAAAACCCTAAAAAAATATATAAACAGAAAATCTCCACCATATCCAGCCAATGAGAATTGCAATAAAAGAATGATAGGAAACGATGGAAATATGTATATATCTAGACCAAATAAAAATAATGTATGCTCTTGGATTAAAGAATAGCAATGCATATATGTCCAATACTTTTGATTATGTGCATGAGTGCATGATATCTTGCCGCAATTGATTCCTCTTGATAAAAACAAAAACATTGGTTCATTTTCCCGTAATAATGCAATACTCCTATTAATAAAAAAGTAAATATAATGATAAATGATAGAAAATATTCAGTTCCACTAGATAAACCGTTAATACATTTTTGATAAAATAAATATCCTCCATATAAGAATGCCATACAAACTGCTATCTTATCGATAATACATGTAGTGACATTATAATGGGAATGATGAATAATGGAAGTAACTAACAAAATAAAAAACAAAGTGGCATATATATAATATTCATTATAATATGAAATTAGGATATTTAAAATAAAGACAAAGCTTGAATAATATGGGTAGTGATATGGGGTGATCATTTTATTTATATACAACATGTTATATATAAATTTATACAAGTATACATTACAAATTTTCGTTATAGTAAATCTTTCTTAACTTTGTCATATGTTTATCGGTGATGACATGTGTTTTCAGATACTTCTGTGTTAGTTTATCTTCCAACATGGACACCATAAAATATAGGGAATACATTCCGCATTCACTTGTAGTATATTGATGTTGTTTTGGATAATTCTGGTCGAATTTAAACTGTATCGGTGGTGTTAGTTCTTTACCTTGTTCAATAATACGTTCCACTAATTTCATTATTTGAGGAGGTGCTGTCTCTCCTGCGCTATCAAAAAAGAAAACAATACCCTTTCGAATATTAACAAACATACTAATCCAATGTTCTCCTCGACGGTTATGTGGATCCGTGTTAAAACTAATTCCGACTTTAAATTTACCATTGGCCATTAATTTCTTTAGACTAAAATGACATAACGCATCTTCTACACATGTTTTATTTATCATTGTATCAAAATCAATTGGGGCGGGTCCATAAAATTGGAAACATTTATATATTTTCATATATTGTTGCATAACGGCTATAATATCTGTACTAGATAACCATTCATTTGGATTTTTTTCCCATGAACTTGGGGAGTTGGGTGCAAATAAATCGTCCATTCCTTGAAATTCATTGATGTCTGAAAATTGTTTATACCAGCATTTTTCATTTGTACATGTGTCTCCAAATTTAGTTTTTAATTCATTCCACAACTCGGATTGGGTGTTAGATGTAATCAGATTGTTCGGATTTTTTTTGTTCCATACGTTTTTCAAACGAACTAAATCATCCATCGAATAACAAGTTGGACCATGCACCTTTTTCCCGACTGGTT